AGTTCTGTTCCAGGCTGGTCGAAGCAGCACCCGCCCGCTCGGCAGACACCACGTTCTGGTCCAAGGCCTTGTTGGCTTCGGTCAGGCCGCTGCTGTCGATCTTGTAGCCAAGTTCAGCGATGTCCACTGCTATCTCCCGGTCTTGGCCTTTTCGGCCGCCTCGGCCCGCTGGGCCTCTTGTTCCTTGCGCATGGCGCCGAGGTAGGCGTCATCCATCGCCACCAGCATGCTGATCTCGGTAGGCTCGACAGGCTGGCCGGTCAGCGCCAGCCACTGGCCAATATCGGCGTAGGAGATGGGCTCCGGGCCGCTGTGCCGGCGGGTGGAAAGCTCCCAGAACCAGTGCCAGACGTGCAGCGCCTGATGCGGGATTTCCACATCAGGCACCGGCTGCCGGACTCTTTGGTAGTAGTTGCGCCGGGTCTCGCCGGGAAGGCGCCCGGTGCCGGGCATGTCGTACCGGACATTCACCCGGACAGCTTCAGCCAGCTGCGACCGAAGGTGCGCGAAAGAACCCGGCGCGATCGCCTAGCTCGGTTTCGATCTGCGGCAGGATCCAATCCAGTTCGGTCAGCACCTTCCGATAGTTGTCCGAGGTGGCTTCGGGCTTCTCGCCGTGGAAGGTGAGATCGCCCGCCCAGTTCCAGCCGGAGATGCGGCCGACGACAGTTTCCAGCCGCTGGGCTTCCAGTTTCTCGGTGGTCATCTTCGTGCGGTCATGGAGGCGCGTGTCCAGGATCTTGCGCTCGGAGGCCTTGGCCGCCGGATCCGTTTCCGGCCGTAGGGTGATGGTCAGGCCCAGCGGCATGCCGGTCGCCGGATGGGTGATTTCGATGACGCGTGCGCTGGGAACAATGGTGCTCAGGTCCATGGTGCAGATCCTTTGAATGGTTCGATCCGGAGAAAGGCCCACGGGAAGCCGGCCGGATCAGGTCCGGCGTTTCGGGCGGCCGCCCTATCCCGTAGGTAATCGGTCAGGGGACGACAGGCGGGTCCACGAAGATCGGCAGCTGGTTCAGCGCCACCGTGAAGTTGGCCAGACGGAAGTCTTCAGCCCGGCCGCCGGGGGTGACCGGGCCAGTCACCAGACCGCGCCAGTACTCGATGGTCCCGTCGACCCGCTCGATCTTCAGCGCGTAGCTGTCCCGCACGGTGGGGGCGCCGGCGGCACGCATGGCCGTCTGGCCCGGGTCACGGCGATCTTCGGCGCACTCGATGGCAGGGTCGCCGGCGTTGGTGATGCCCTTGCCCTTGAGGGAGACCGTGGTGGCCAGCATGTCGTAACTGACGATGTTGGTGTTCGGGCCACGCTCGCCGATGCTGCCGACGCCCATGACTTCGATGTAGTCCAGGGCAGCAAAGGCGGCCTGTTCCAGCGGCTCCGGCTGGGGCGATACACAGATGAAAAGCTTCTCGCCGCCGTGGGTGTTGGGTTCGGTCATGGGTTGTATCTCCTCGCGATGGGCATAAAAAAACCCGCCACGGGGCGGGGTCGATGGAAACGAAAAGGCCCGCACTGGGCGGGCCTCTGGAATGCTGCTGGGGCAGGCCGTTACGGATCTTGGCTGATCCGCGCAGCGACCAGCTTCAACGCCTGGGCCTGCGTGAACCCGGCATCGATGTAGGACTGATACTCGACCTTGCAGTGCCTGGCGTACTCGGCGCAGAAGTTCTGGATCAACTCGCGATGGCGCTTCATACGCACGATCGAATCACGCATTGCCGACAGCTCACCTTCGGTGGGCGGACGGTTGCTCTGGACAAGGTGCAGGTCGGGTCGCTTAGCCATGGGGCGAGTCTACCCCGAAACCAGACCCCGCCAAGGAATGGTCACCGGATGCATGATGCGCTGCGGGTCGGTGATCACACTGCTGGTCCACGGTGGCCGGTGGACCTTCACCGGTCCGATGGCCAGCCCTTTCGGGAAGGCTGCGCGGATCTGGTCGGTGAGCTGGGTCCCGACCATGATGCCAAGGCCCGGTCTGTAGCAGGCTGACAGTTGTCCGAAGCCCTGCAGCAGGCGCGGCCCGTCATTGGCCAAGCCATAGTCCTCCGTCCGGTTCGGGAACCACTGCAGCTCCAGCCAGCGGGCATCGGCTCCGGAGGGTGCTGTAAAGAATCTGCCTGGCAATGCGCACGGAATGCCCTGCGCTGCCGCAAACGCCGTCACCAGCACCGCGAATCGGTCATAGATGGCGGTGTCGCTCACGGGATCTCCTTCTTCACCTTGGCCGCCGCCTCGGCGACGATGAACTCCCAGCGCTGGGCGGCCGAGCGGGCGAAACCCTTACCGGGCTGCGAGTACTCGCGACCCAGCTTGTCGGGACCGTAGAACCCATGCTCCATGCGCAGGGCATAGGCGGCCGTCCAGCCAGCCCACACGGTCTGGCCGAGCTGCATACCGGCGAACACCAGCGCCGGATCGCCCGAGTCACCATCCGGCATGCCGGTGAGGGATGCCCTGGCCGAGCTGCGCAGGTTGCCTGTGTCCACCGGCATCTTGCCGCCTTGGCCCTCGGGGGTGTTGGCCTCGATCATCAGCGCCTGCACCGACTCTTTGAAGACGGCCTCCTGCCGCAGCTTGGCCTTCTCCGCGAAGGCCCGGACCTGGTCCGCGAACTTACCTTCGGCCACGCAACACCTCCGCCGCCATGTTGACCCGGTAGACCTTCTGGCACCGGCACTGGATCGTCTCCTCAGGGCCAGCGCCCAAGGAAGTGTCCCCCGGGTAGCGCATCAGGGCGCCGCTGGGTGCCTGGAACGGTTCGCCAAAGGTCCGCTTCTGCCCGTTCATCTCACGATGACTGTGCCGCGTGCGCCCGTCGTTGGTGTCCGACCAGGTGCATTCGATGTTCTCCGGGGCCACCTTCCCGGCCTCGACCTGCTGCCGGTAACCCTCTTCGCGACCAGCGTTCATCGCGGTCAGCGACTCGGTGCGGCCGATGTTCTCGCCGCGCAGCTGCAGCAGCCTGTCGGAATATCGGCCTGTGATCTTCTCGATGTCGGCCGCCGACACCGGCTTGCCGGCAGCAATGGCGCGCCTCACGATTCCGTCCAGCCGCTTGTCCCTGCGCTTGCGGCTGAAGTACTCGGCCATCTGCCTTGGATCGCCGCTGGCCAGCTGCGCACGCGCGTTGCTCACGAACTGCGCCTGCTGAGCGGTCAGGCCCACCCCCCCGCCGGTGCGCCGGCCAGAAGCGCCGACGCGGCCAACGATGTCCAGGGCAGTCTGGCGCGGGTTGCGGCCTGCCACCAGGCCAGACTGCAGCGTCGACCGGATCAGCTCGCGCTGGTCCGTCACGATTCCCTGAATCAGGCGCGTGGAGTTCTGCCGCAGCCAGCCTTCAGCCTGCGGGTGCCGCAGGTCGAAACCGAAGCGCAGAACTGGCGTGCTGGTCTCGGGGTTGTAACGCCCGCGCACCCGTTGCTGCATCGATAGGGTCGGCAGCTCGCTGATGCTGGCATTGCCGCCGGCGACGAAGGCCTCCCGGACAGACTCGGCCAGCTGCGAGAACTGCGCGTCATCGAAGCCCAGAGCCGCTAGCAGGCCATCCACATTGCCGCCCCGGATCAGCTCGGCCATCGCATCCAGCTGTGCGCTGTCGCGGACGCTGTCGATCGCGCGGCGGAACTGCTGGGCCACCCTTCCCTCCAGACGCCGCAGCAGCAGCTCCAGCTCGCGAGGGGTCATTGCCATGGGTCACCTGCGTGCGTGGAACTCGTAGAGCAGGACCAGGCCGCCCGGGGAGAGCGGCTGCAGGTCGAGGAAGTTGTACAGCTGGCCGCCCAGCAGGATCTGATCGCTCAGTAGCGGATCAACTGCGGCTGCCGCAGAGATCAGGCCCAGCTTGTCGCCCTGCTGCACCAGCGTGGTGTCGCGGTTCGTGAGGCTGTAATCCAGCTCTACGACCATGCAGTCGTGCAGGGATGGCTCACCCGGCTGCGGGTTATGCGGCGGCCCGGTAGGCGCGCCGGCGCGCTGCAGCTTGCTGGCGTAGCCGTACCGCTCAATCAGCCGCGTTGCCGTGCCGCGCATGCGGTCATAGAAAGCGCTCACCGGCCGAACTTCACTGCCACGGTCAGCTTGGCAGTCAGGAAGGTATCGCTGGACACCTTGCCGCCTTCGCAGAACTCAATTTCGCCAATCAAAGGGATTTCGGTATCCCCGATCATCACCTTCAGACTGCGCCCTGTGTCGGGGCCATCGTTATCGGAAAAGATGCGAACGATCTTCTTCTCGTCCATCAGACAACCCTCACTGCAGGCATCAGGGATGGCGTCCGCAGCAGCGGCGCCAGGATTCCATCGATCAGCGGGACCTGAGGCCGATTGGGCGGCTGGCCACCTACAGATGCGGCAGCCTCGGCATAGCTGACCTCAACCGGCCCCACCTTTTCCTTGGTCACCGCACTGCTGGCCACGTAGTCCGGCGATAGGCTGCCTGGGCTGGCATGTTCGCGCAGCGCGGCCTCGTAGGTGGCCCGCTCGACCTCCATCGGCACCTGGTCGGCGGGTAGCGGGCTGCCGTCGTTGTCACGGGCGCCGGTACGGGGCCACTCGTTGGCCTGGCCCCGCCCAGCAGTACGCACGCCGGGGAACATCGACACCCACCGGCCAGTGGCCAGCAGCACCCGATACCGGCCATCGATGTAGTCGGTGCCCCGCACCAGCGCCGCGGTGCGAGCCTCATCGGTGCCGGTGGTCCATGCGGCATTGCCGCGATCGTGGTGGTAGGTGTCCGCACCCTCAAGCGTGCCGTACATGGTCAGCCCTCGATCTTCTTCGCCTCGGCCTCGGCGATGGCTTGCTTCAGCTTGTCGATGCCCCAGTGGCCGCCGACACCAGGGATGGAGAGCGCCTTGGCCTTGGCGACCAGCACACCTTTGTCATCAGGGCCATCGTCATTGGCCGAGCCGCCTGCACCGGCATCCACGCTGCCCGCGCCACTGTCAGCGGTCGACGCAGCTGTCTTCTTCGCCTCGGCCTCGGCGATGGCTTCCGAGCGCAGGCGCTCGACGGCGTCGGCCAGTTTGGCTTCGCCCACGGTATCGTCCAGGCTGTTCCAGTCTTCGATGGACAGACCGGAGGCTTCATGCACAGCGCGCACCACATCGCCCAATTGCACGGTCACGCCTTCGACCAGCTCGATCTGCGCCGGCAGAAGGTCGGAGCCGCGCAGCGAGGCAGGCTGACCCTTGGCACCTGCGGCAGTCTTCTCGACCGAGAGAATCCGGGCGGCGATCCAGCCCTGCACCACGGCATTGTTCTTGATCTTGTCCCAGCCCGGCACGTCGGTCGCTTCGCCAGCCGGCAGGATTTGGCCGTCGGGCAAGCCCAGCTCGCCCTTGTGGTTGTTCGTGATCTTCATGGTTCGCTCCAGTGAGGCCCCGGCCGAAGCCGGGGCCGTGGCGATCAGATGCCGTCCAGGTAGACGACTTCCTTCGGCAGGCGCACATCCAGGCCACCCAAGCGCATGACGCCCGGGATATCCCAACGCAGCGGGCCGCTCTGCCATGCCGGCAGGAAGCGGTGTGGCATCGGCATGTGCAGCTTCAGCACCTGCGGATCGTTGCGGTACGCCACCAGGCGCGTGGTGTTACCCACGCCAGCGGTATTCAGCCCGCGCACACCGCGCAGCGTCAGCTGCTGGCCGGTCTGGACCGTGTACACGTTGTTGGCCATGAACCACTGCAGGATGGTCATGTCGCTCTGATCGCTCATCTTGCGAGTGGCGAGCAGCAGATACTTGTCCCACGGCAACAGCATGGTGTCCGCGATCGAGGCGGTGTTGGTGCCGTTGAACACGTTGAGCAGCGCCTGATTCAGCGTGCCAACGATGAGCTGGGGATCGGTAGTGGCATCCCATCCGCCGGTGGGAGCAGCAACCGGGGTTACGCCAGCGGCATTGAACAGGCCGGTGAAGCCCTTGCTGGCATCACCCTGCAGCGCGACACGATCGACCATCTCTTCCGACGCCCGGCGCGCGGCAGCGGCATCCTCCGTGGACAGGCTGATGCCAAGCTTCATGGCGCGGCCGACTTCTTCCCACCCATAGCCGTAGCCGATACCCGCCGTGTACACGGGGGTCTCGTACTTCGAGCGGGTGGTGCCGGCCTTCGGGATGTCGTCGGCGTTGCCGTTGATCCAGTCGGCCTTGCCGTACTGGTCCTGCGAGAAGTACGTCACTGAAGTGGCGAACTCGCTGCCCGAGGTGTCCACCGGCACCAGGGTGCGGTACTGCACATCCGGGTAAACGGTGCGGTAGACGCCCGGTTCGATGATCGAGGCCTGGGCGATCACGAAGCCCAGAGCTGCCTGGGCGTCGATCAGGGGGATTGCTCCATTCATTGGGTTGGCTCCTTAGCCGAGACGCACGACGGCCAGCTGGCCGACTGCAGTGGTGCTGGTGTCCCAGCGGGCGCCGGGAATGGCGGTGTTGTCGGTCTCCACGTTGGTGAAGGCTCCCGCGTCGGTCAGGTAGACGCCGTCACCGGCAGCTACCGGCACCGCGGCAACGACCCACAGGTCGCCCTTCGTGCGGATCCGTGCCGACTCGCCGACGCCGAAAGCATCGGTGGCACGGCCGGTGACCTGGCCATCGGTAACCGTCAGGCCGGAGGCCGAACGGTCCAGCCGCGCGATGCCGACGTAGTCGCCGCCGGCGAAGGCCTTGACGGACTTGTCGGTGGCACCCTGCTCCACGGCCTTGCCGAAGGCGATAGCCGCGCCTTCGACGGTGCGGGAGATCTCGGTGGCCGGGATCATCGTTGCCGGCAAGCCAGCGATGGCCTTGGCCTGGATGTCCGTATAGTTGGTCTGCAATGCCATGGCTTAGGCGTCCTTCTGGTTGCGGGTGCGGTAATCCAGGCCGGCCACCGAGGCCGCCCAGCCGTTGTCCTTCACATCGGTGCGCTGCACTGCGCCATCGCGCATGGCCTGCGCAACCGGATCGCTCGGCTTGGCGCCGTCGGCCAGGATGTCGAAGCGGGCTTCGATGTAGGCGTCAGCCTTGCCCGCAACAGCCGCATCGCCCAGCTTGCCGACCACGGCAGCCTTGCGGACTTCGGCGTCGGTCTTGCCGCTGTAGTCGGCGTCGTGGATGGCCTTGGCCTTGCCGATCAGGTCGCCGCGCTGCTGCACGCGTGCATCGACAGCGGCATCGGTGAGGACCTTGCCCTTCAGGTCGTCGCGCTCTGCTTCCAGCTTGGCAATGGCCGCATCCTTGGCAGCGATCGCGTTCTGGTGCGCTGCATCGGCGTTGGCGGCCGCAGTGTGCGCGTCCTTCAACTGGCCCTGCAGCTTGCTGATGGCCTGTGCGCCGGCGTCGTTGGTCACGACGGACAGCCCATCGACCAGGATGGTCTTGTCGCTCATGGGGTGGTTCCTCGTAGATGGATTGTGGTCGTCGCCGTGCTGGTGCTGCTGACCACGCGCCCGGTCGACTAGCGCGAGTTCGTATTGAGTAAGCGGGGCCGGTCCCCAGTGCGAATCCCCGAATCGAGTGTTGCCTGCACGCGGGTTGTGGTCCGGGAGATAAGCCACATGGTTGAAGCGCAGGGAGCCCGCTTGCCGGTAGTGGTATGCGGTGCCGTCAGGCGCTACACCTTCATCTGCGACGATCTCCACCGAGTAGCCGGCAGAAAGAAAACGGGCGCCATCGGCAACCTCTCTTGCCGAAGCGGCGTCCATGATTGCCATGGGGGCTACTACGTGCTCGCCGTCGCGCACCACACGGCCACCGACCTGTCCGACCGTCAGCTCCTTCCAGTTGTCAGCGGTGACGCCCTTGGGCGGATGCCCACGTGTGACGGGGCGACCCACCAGCGAGCGCATGCTGTCTTCGTTGAAGACAGTCTCCGGATCGCGGTACACGCCAAACACACGCCCGGCATCGTCACCGGTCAGGCCAAGTTCGCGCCCCAAGTACTGTTGCACGTTGCCTGCGCGGCTGACTTTGGCATCACCGACCAGAAAGCCGTCCTGCGTGAACGCGAGCCCGGACGCATCGAGCGCCAGGCTGTCGAAGATCTCCATGGTTCAGTCCTTTCGAATCTCTTCGAACAGTTCCGGGCCCAGCACGATGCGGCCGCGGTACGGCTCGACCTTGGTGAGGTCGATGGGCGCCTTGGTGAGGCTGATGTGCGGGGTGTAGTCCTCGAAATCGTGGGACCCGCCCGCGCGGATGATGCTTTCGTGGCGCCAGACCAGCTGCGAGGATGCGAACAGCAGCACCGCCGACATGCCGCCCAGCGGCTCCACTGCGCGAGGGCCCCCCTCAGGGATCACCAGCTCATCCGTGCCGGCAGAGCCCCAGTCATTGGCGTTACCGGCCTTGATCCAGTCGAATGCTTGGCTGGAGTGCACCACGGTGACGTGGAGGTCGTCACGAAGGTCGGCGATACCCTGCGACCGCGCCCAGGCCTCAATCTCGCCCACGTTGACGACCTTTCGGCAGACGTAAAGCGAGCGCGGCTGAGCGTCGACCACCGACGTTGCAGGGGTGCGGCCGTCCTCGCCGTCCTCACCGCCAACGTCCTCGATGCCGTCGGGGTTGGCCGCAACCCATTCCAGCATCTCGGCTTCAAGCCCCGGCGCGACACCGGCCTCAGTGAGCATGTTCACCGCCACCGTGGTCATCACAGCATCGGGCACCAGACGGGTGTCGGCGATGGTCTTGATTGTCTCGGCGGTCGTCTTGCCGATGGTGGCGCGTTCCGTGTCCGTTGTCTGCCACAGGCTGCGCCAGCTGTAGAAAATCTCCGGAGGGCGGCTGCCCAGAGCTGATCGAATCAGGCACTCATCCAGCACCTGCAGCGAGGGCTGCAGCACCAGCTCCTGGTTGCTGCTGATGCGATCGTAGTAGTTGCGCAGGTCGCTCTCGCCGCTTGAGTTAAGGCCGCCGGGCGACTGGCCCAGCAGGCGGGTCATTGGAATGTCCGATGCACCCGACACCAACTGCATGAAACCCATCATCAAATCGACCAGACCACCGAAGTTGGCCTGCTTCTGCTCGTATTCTTCCTTGGAATCCATGAGCAGGGTGCCGTTGATCCCCTTTGCCATCATGGCGAGTTGCAGTCTCTGAAGCATCTGCTGCTCAAACTCCGGATCAGCCAACCGATCCATAAACTCGGGGATCTTGAAGACGTCGACCTTGGCCTCGAACACCAGCGAGGCGATGTTGCCTGCGGTGGCATCGGCGTCCTTGATGGCCTTGCTGATCGCCATCAGCACCGAATCACCCCACCCATTGGCGATGTCGGTATCAGAATCCGGCAACGGTGCACCTTGAAGGATCACCAGTCGTGACGGGTGGATCTGGACCTGACCAGCGGTTCCTCTCGACAGGGTATAGAAGGCCGGCTTGTCGTAGCCAGATGACTCAGGGTCACGATCCAGCTCGCCCGCCGTAAGGAAGCGCCTGGAGAACACGTTGATATGCCTGATGCCTCCCTTGCCGAGCGAATCGGGGCGCAGCGGCTGCAGCGGATCAGACTGACCCGTACCAATGTAGAGAGCGGCGCCACCGGTAAGGCGGGCGCGGATCAGAGCCAGCAGCAGCTTCTGCTGGATACCCAGCCGCTTCTCTTCAGCCTCGATGGCACTGATCTGCTCCTGATCTGCACTCCATCCCCGCCATTTGCGGCAGCTGTCCATCGCCGGGATGTCGACTACCTTCCGGGCCAGCCAGGTGCCGCGATAGGCGTTGTTGGCATCCGCCTCCGACAGGTGCGGAACCCCGTAGAACGATGAAGCCGCCTTGTCGCGCGGCGTGCCAAGGTTGGCCACCAGATTGACCAGCCCGTCCTTGATTTGAGCGAGCTTGCCCATCAGAGTGCGTTCCCGAGGTTGTAGTTGCTACCGCCCATGGCGTTGAATGCGCGCGCGCATGCGTCCACCTGGTCATCGTTATTGCCGTTGGGGAACATCCGGAACTCGTCCAGCAACTTCTCGTTCCATTCCGCGCGGAGCATGCGGACGTTCCCAACGTTAATTTGCGCAGCCAGCGGCGATGCGCGGGTTACCTTGTCGCCGGTCTCGGTGGTGAACTCGAATGGCACCCCGGCCAGCTTCTTGCCCAGGTAGGCGGCCTGAGCCTTGCCCGCCTGTCCCGGATCCTGCGGCAACGACTGCTTGCAGCGGTCCGCCTTGGCGGTGTTGACGATGAGCTTCTCCACCTCGTCAGGGCCGCCACGCTCCCGGACGACGTTGACGATGTAGATCAGGCCATCGCGATCGCGCGCCAGCTTCGCCCCTGCAGTCCAATCGCCCGCATCCTTGGTCGCTGCCAGATCCCACCCTCGTAGCGGACGCAGGCCAGTGGGCGCAGCGTCTACGATCTCAATCCGGCCAGCCTTGATGATCCCGCCGGCGAGCGGCGCTGGCCGCTGCTGGTACTGGCCAGCGAACACATAGGGCATGGCCTCCTGCATGCGCAGAAGGTCCGTGACGCTGTGCTTCTCCGGCCACAGGGCCTCACCCTCTTCGGACAGTGCCTCAAAGCACACGTGCTCCCAGACCTCTCCATTGCCGCCAGGACTGGGCGGCTCGCCGGGCTTCCGTCCCAGCAGCCAGCCGGCTAGGTCCCCCTCATGCAGGCGCTGCATGATGACGATGATCGGGGTGTCGGCGCTGTTCACACGCGACTGCAGCGTGTTGTTGAACCAGTCCAGGACGCCACCACGGACCTTGTCGCTGCCAGCCTCATCCGGCTTGTGGGGGTCATCGATGATGATGGCCCCGCCGAATCCGGGCCGGGACTTGCCTGCACCGAAACCTGTCACCGTGCCGCCAGCGCCAGTGGCATACACCACCCCGCCCTTGCTGGTCCGCCAGTCGCCCTTGGCGCTGCTGTCCTTGCGCAGCTCGACCTCGGGGAATATCTCCCCATAGACCTCATGCTGCACCAGCTCGCGGGCGTTGGCGCTGTTGTTCAGGGCCAGCGGCGCTGCGTAGCTGATGTGGATGAACTCGGAATCCGGGACCTTGCCCAGACACCACGCGATCCAGTTGACCACCGCCAGTTCGGTCTTGGAGTACCGGGGCGGCAGGTTGATCACCAGGCGCTTGCACTCGCCGCGGTAGACCCGGTTCAGGGCCTCGCACAGCTGGGCATGGTGCTTTGCCCGCATCCACGGGAAGCCCTTCTTCCGCAAGAAGGTGTAGCGGCTGAAGAAGTAGAAGTCCTCGCGCGCAAGCTCCGCCGCCACCGTCTTCTGTTCGGCGGTCAGCTCGGCCACGTCACACGTCCTCTAGCAGCCCCTTTGCCACCTCACGGAATCGGCCAGGCGTCATGTCCGCGCTCTGGATGGGCCCGCCATTGGGCCCGCTGTGTTCGACCTGCTGGCGGTTCGTGTACGCCCCGCCGGTCTCCTTCGCCGCCTGCTCGATCAGCTGGGCGGCCAAGGCCATATTTCTCATCCCCTCGGCCTTGTTTGCCATCCGGTTCAGGGCGCGCAGCCGGACGGCCCGGTTGGCGATGGGGATGTCTGCCGTCTCGGCCTTGAAGCGTTCTCGGGTGGCGTTGAACAGGTCCACCCAACGCGCCGCCATCTTCCGGCCGGCATGCTTGGTCGGGTCATGAGACTCCACCGTCTGGCGGCTCACTTCCTTGCCGAACTCTGTCTTGACCGCCTCCACCACAGTGCTGGGCGTGTCGAAGCACGCCAGCTGCTGGATGATGAAGGTCTTCACCTGGGCATCGAGCGCGGGCATCTGTATTCAGCCTTGTCGTGCCCTGTCGTGCTTACGCAGCCCTCAGCAGGCAGGTGCCACACGACCGGGCGATGTTGATCTTGGCCACCTCTGGAGGCCCGTCTGCGGTTTTCAGGAGTCGCCGCACCTCTTCGCTGGGCCCATACCTGCGGACAACCCCGACGAACTCCTCAACGTCGTGGGCGCGCATGGTGAGCGAGGCCCTCCCGTCCTTCCGGAACTTGGGGGAGCCGTACTGATCGGACTCTTGGGCCACGTGGTACAGCTCATGCTCCACCAGCGCGCAGAACTCGGCGTCGCTGCATTCGGCGCAGTAGTCTGCCGCCAGGGTGATCACCACCTCGGGGACCCTGCCGAACCAGTCCACCATCTGGCGCTCCATGCGGGCCTTCTGCCACCCACCAGCCCGGAAGGCTACCAGCTCGGCCTGGCCTACTACTGTTCGGCCCTGCTTGGTGAACGCACTGGACGCCCAGAGGATCCCGACGTCTGCACCCTGCAGGTGCTGGTGGTCCGAGTTGAACAGCTCCCCACCCTCTTCGAGCACATTGGCTTCTACCCACTCCCACACATCAGGAGCTGGCTGGAACCTGGTGCACAGGTCGGCGAAGTCCTCTTCTTGGACTGACACCATGTGGACCGGGGGCATGGGGCGGCTCATTGCCGGAAGAACCCGCCCCACCAGAGCAACAGCAGGACCACTACCGATCCAATCATCGTGGTCCACGCGTTGTAACGCGCCGGCTTCTTGGCCTCACCGTGGCGGGCGAGTTCCAACCCGATGCCCAGGATCACAAGGGCGAGGTAGATGGCCTGTGGCCAACCGATGTTCATGGGCTTACCCCTGTCTGGTAGGTGCTGATCACGGCTTGGCAGGCTGTGACGTGGTTGTCGGCGTCTCGGCCGACTTGAACAAGAGCGCCCGCAACCTCGCCTCGTAGTTGGGCGTGCGCATCACGTTCGACGGCGCCGGTGACGGCTTGGGACAGAAGGCTGGTGCTGCAGTTGGCGAGGTCGTCGCGCAGCTGGAGATTGCCAGCACGCAGGTCAGCAACAACAGCAGCAGGGACGGTCGCGGTCGCCGTACGGTCTTCTTCATGCTTCGCTCCAATGGCGGCCATGGACTCGGCCTGCTGGTGTTCGATCGTCCGGGCTTCCTGCAGCTGGGTGACAGCGGCGCCGGATTGAGCGGCTTGCGCCCGGGCGGCATCACGGTCGGCGCCCCTACCGGTGAAGGCTGACCCTGCCCAGAACACCAGGGCCGTCCAGACCAGTGCCAGCAGCACCTTGATGGATGCCGTGCTCATGCCTGCCCACCGACTGCAGCAGCTTCATCTGCGGCGATGCGCTGGATCCAGTTCCGCCAGGGGGCGAACCGCCCAACCAGGCCGAACACCCCGGCGATGCCCCACATCAAGAGGCACCCTCGCCATGTGTAAAGGTTCGCCCCCATCAGGCAGGCCGAGCCCATCAGGAAGCTCATCGAGGCCATGAGGGCGAACGATGCACCCAGGGCCAGCTCAATCAGCCCCTGCCCGCGCGCCAGTTGCCGCAGCTTGCGGATCTGCACGTCGTTCAGCCCATACAGGGCAGTGAGGAAGATCACGACCAGCGCCGGCACTGCCGCCAGCGACCACAGGGAGTACGTCATGGCTGGCCCTCCTTACGGGGCGTGAAGCGGCGCGCCAGCGACTTGAGCATCGCCTTGAACAGCGGACCGCTGCCTTTGATGAGCTCAGGCCCCCAGTTCTGAGCGGTGAATCCCAGCAGCATGGCCGCCGAGGCATGCACCCCGGTGCTGGACCAGCCAATAGGCTGGTAGCCCGACCCAAAGGCCCAACGCCCAATGGCATTGAGGATCTCCGGGCCCAACACGCTCATCGTCACCGCCAGGATGGTGCTGCCCAGGAAGGCGATGGCCAGCTCTTGCCGCGTGGGCAGACGCTGATACCAAACACCCCCGAGGCTGCCCACCGCCGCGGCGAACAAAACGTTGAACGGCACGCCAAAGTAGGCGGTCGTGATTTCGAGATGGAGCCATTCCACGTGGACAGGCCCCGGGTCAGTGGTGGCGCTGGCTGCCGTGGCGCCAGCGATAATTGCCAGGAGCTTGATGCTGGTCGTCAGGTCGCTCATCGACCCACCAGCCTTGCGTACTGGGCCTTGGCCAGCTTCAGCTTGGCCTTGCGATCCTCAAGACCATTGGGCAGGGCGCGGCTGGTCGGGGAACCGAGGTTCACTGCCCGGCTTACGGCCAGAACGTCGTCTTTGTCGGCCCACGGGTTGATGCGGTCGCGCTGCCAGAAGTAGCCGGCGGCGATAGCTGCGTCGGGGAGCCTGGCCACCATGGCAGGATCCCGCACTGCGCGGTCGTCACCGTATATGGCCTGGCTGTAGGCGGCATAGTTGGCCCGGCCCGTGAGCTGGATTGCGCCACGGCCACGGAAGCGGGAGCCGTCGCCCGGCTGGGTGTTGCCGAGGTCCAATCGCCCCTCATACCGCTTCTGGGCAGCCGTCGGCCCCCACAACTCGTTGAGCCACTTCCCGGTCCCGCTCTCATGCGCGACCTGAGCAAGGAAGTGACACACCCGAAGCTCGGTGTTGATTTCGAAGCGGATACAGGCCTGCTCCAAGGCCAGCGCCAGTTCCGGGGAGAACCCCATGCCGGCGGCGACTGTCTCGATGCTCACCATGGGTTCCTCTGTAATTGGTTGCTGCGGCCCGATTCGAACAGGCGACCTCCGGGGTATGAACCCGGCGAGATGTCCACTTCTCTACGCAGCGGAAACAGGTGCCCGCCCCGCTGCCGGCGAGGCGCGAGGGTTGATCCGGATCGGGGTGGCGGGCTTAGACGAAAAAGCCCCGCTCGATGGCGGGGCTTCGTGGAGGTTGGCCGGTGGCCAAACCTCGCGATGGTAGGAAATCTACAGGCGAATCCATGGACTCGGCAACACCACATTTTTGAGAGCTACGCAGCGCGGGGTTGAGCGTGGAACCAGTCGCCGCCGAGTGCGCGAGAAAGCTTGCGTGCAGCGACCTCGCTTTCCTGATGAAGCTCTGCCAGCAACCACTCGAAAACGCCCTTCCACCGCTTCGGGTAGGCAGATGGATCACAGCCGATGGCCAGCGCCCGCCGGCGATCAGGAAGCGGCTCGATGCCGGTGCACCTGCATTTCGGGCAGCCCTTGTCGCTCACCAGGCCAGTACCCTTGCAGTTCCAGCACCGGTTGCCACTGGCCAGCTCCAACACCACGGCGTCGACCATGCGCGAAAGGTGCTGGTAGGTGTTCTTCGGCCATGCGCTGGCCCGAGCTGCCGCCACCGCGGTTTCCCGCTCTTTCAGAATCCGGCGCTGGGCATCGGACAGGCTGCGGCGGCTCAGGCTGGCCAGCTCCCTGGCATAGCTCAGGTCCTCTTCGGCTTCAGCCAGTGCCCTGGCTCGACGGGTGAACTCCGGCCGCACGATCGACAGCACGGCCTCGGCCAGCTTCGCGCGGTGGCGAAGCGCCCCGTCCGGCAGGTAGATGGCTTCCATGACCTCGCGGCCTAGGCCTGCCGGCACCATCCCCAGGGCGGCAGCGATATCCGATGTGGTCAGCACGGCCCCGCTGCCGCCCTGCCCCACGTCAAAGCGGATCGTCTGCGGGTTGAGCCTGGCCAGCATTTCACGACGGTCAGCCATTGGTGTTGTCTCCTGCGGTGGTGCTGGTGGTGAAAAGGTGTTCGGTGAGGGGCTGGATCTCAATCACACAGCCTGGTGCATCCAAGGCGAGCTCGCCCTCGCCGGGGTAGCGTTTGGCTGCCACGCACTCAACCACTCGCGCGTCGTCGCGCCAGATGCCTGCGTCGGTCAGGGCGTCTTCGGTCGACCGGACCAGCTTCGACAGGTCGGGCAGCTTGCTGGGGTACACACGTCGTCGCTTCGGGGCACTGAGCGGCTTGGGCAGGGTGAAGGTCATCCGGACCCGGAGAGGTTCGTCCAGAACCGCCAGGCCCAGCGCCGTGCGCACCTGCTCGGCGGCCAGCTTCACGTCCTGGCGCCACGGGCGGACCTTCTTCGAAGACTCGGCCAAGATGGCCCGGCCGCTCTTTGCCAGTCCCTTGAACGACTTGCTGCCCTGCGGCGCCGGCGAGCCGTAGACCACGATCTCGATAGTCATGCGGCCACCCTGATCAGGCCCATCTGCCACAGGGCCAGCATCGTGCGCTCATGCCCACGCTGCCAGATCTCGGCCTTCTCTTCGCGGGTGAAGCGCCTGCCCTGATCAAGCTCGCGGTGGCAGGCCCTGCAGCTGGCCGCCACGAAACAATCGTGGGCCTTCAGGCTGCCGCCCTTACCGTGCCGGGACTGGTTGCTGTGCGCGGGTTCGCCGAAGCCGCCCTCACAGCACCCGTCGATTTGCAGGGTGCACTCGATCTGGTAGATCAGGTCCAGCAGCGCTCGGTCGCGGTAGTTGCCGTGCATTAGATAGCACCCCACTGAGCACGGTGCGCAAGTATTATTTCCTGATCAAAAGACGAGGAATAGAAATGGTTGACTGGACGGATGGAAATGCAGCCGCGTGGGCGCAAGCCATTTTGTCGGGCCTTGCAATTCTGTATTCCGGCAGACTGGCTGCGAACCAAGCCAGAACGGCAAAGAGGGAGAGGGTCGATACCTACATCCAGATCGTAACTATTGCGATGCAAGAGGCCCAGCATGCCGAAGAACTTCTCACCGATGCCCTGAAGAGCGGATCGGCGATCAACGGCAGTCCGTACGGCTTCCTTGAACTCAAGAAAGATCTTGAATCCGCCCCATTTCACGAGGTTCCAGACCACCGACTCGTTCGCATTCTTCGGGATGCAGCGGAGGCGTGCAAAGATCTTCATGAGAACTGCGACAAATTGCTTAACAGCAGCATTGCAATTAGTGCAATCAATCTTGTCGAAGTCCAGTATGCAGAAGAGCTGCTTTATGAATGCCACAAACAGTCCATAGAAATCATGGTCGAACTTCACAGCATTCCCGGAAGGATTTGGCTGGAGATTAAGATCGAGGCAAGACGGGCTATTGACTGGATCAAGCGGCATGTTGGCGCTCGCAAAAATCCCGAGGATTGAACCCAAGCCCCAGCAGCACGGTGTCAGACCAGCGCACCGGCCGGGCACGCATGCCCTGCTCTTCCGGGTGGTCGCCGATCTGCACCAGCACGGTGATGGCGTCGCAGGCCAGTGACCTGGTGAGCTTCAGGCTGGATCCGCCAAGCATGATGTGACCGGGCGCGCCCTGCCCCCGGTCAATGGCCGGCATCAGGCGCCAGCCGAGCATCGTGCCGGCCACCATGTGCCGCCAGTCGTCCTTGGTCAGGCGCTGGCCGTGCCAGGACAGCTGCGCAGCCAAGTCGCCGCAAATAGCATTGAGCATGCGCTGCTGCTTGGGGGTCATCATCCCTTCGCTGCGGTCGTCCCAGTCGGAACGCTTCAGGTCGGACATCATTTCACCTCCCCGGCAAGGTCGGCGCGGATGTAGCGGACGAGGTCGCGGCTTGCGGTTCTACTAGTGGCGCAGACAAATCCACCGTCATTGAAGCCAACCCAGATACAGCGAGGCGCGGCCGGGCTTTCGTCATCCGCAAGGACCGCATACTGCATCCGCTCCCAATCCCATTGAGGGCTGCCGTGCTTGATCCACTGAGCGTCGCCACGCTGCCGACAGACAACCCCGCTTCCGCGCTCTGCAAGCTGCATCACACGGATCTTCCCCGCCGTCGTGCTGGTGTCGATCTGTTCGAGGTTCATGCCGCAACCCCCATCTTCATCTCGTAGTCCCGCTGATCCCAGCCGGCTTCCCATTCGCGGCGCAGGATGTGCCCGGCGTCGCCCATTTCGAACAGCGGTACTGACCCGCGCGGCTTCTGCGCCTCGCGCATGTACCTGCCCGCCTGGCGCGCGCGGCGGCGCGCTTCCTCGCTGACCTTAGGCTGCATGGCGCACCTCCATCTCCTCGGCGGGCGGCTCGGATTCGCCGCCCAGCAAAGCTGCAATCTCAGCCAGCCGCGCCTTGGTGGACGCACTGGCACCGGGAGACGCTTCAACGCGCCCAGCAATCAGCGCCACCGGGTTGAACGTCGGATTCGCCGGCGGCAGCGCCAAATGCTCGGCAACCTGT